TCTTGGTTTCAAGCATTTCCACAATTTCCATAAGCTGCATGTGCATCTTATTAATTTGTGAAATCTGCATAGAACCTTCTTCGTATTCAGCCTTAGTGCTTTTTGGATGTGATTTTGGCAAGAGGTCATTATCCTGTTTGTAATTAGGATTACTTGGCCTGCCATTTCTCATTAAATAGAGGAAGGCGTTCACTCTTGCAATAGCCCATCCATCCCTTGACATATTCGGATGATGACTGGTAGAAAATGCACCCGCACCGCGACGATATACAGCTTTAAGCTGACCAAGAGTGACTTTGCTGCCCTTGTTATTTTCGGAAACCTTAGTATTATGTTCAGAAACTTTACTCTGTAGTTTAGAGATTGTTTCTTTGCTTAGTGTAATTTTACCCTTATCGTCTTTAGCACTATCTGGCTTATTCTTTTTGGAACCCTTCTTTTGATCTTTTTTAGGTGCTGGAGTTTTTCTTGGATCATTCTTTGGAGGCTTGCCATATTGTACAGCGATGGAATAATCTTCGGATTCTTCTCCAAAATCTACATATTCAGTTTCTAAAGGAATGTACATTAAAGATTCATCATATATGATTTCTTCAGAACCGAATGTAGATTCATAATAGCTATCAGATGCTTGTTGAATTATGTTTCCATTTGCGGCCTGCTGACATATAGCATATCTTTGCGAGTTGTCTGGATATTCTTCATTCATTTTTGGATTAGACATACATCTCGATAAAAAATCAGTTCTGTCTTCATTTTCTTTTCTTTGTGGAATTGGCATAACTTACTTTCTAAGTACTAGATATTATTCTTTAATAAAAACGCCATCTACCATTTTGCCTTTACGGTCTTTAATATCATTCCATGCTTTCTGCAAGCATTCAACTAATGTTAGCTTATTTCTTTCTGCTATATTGATAAGAACTACTATCATATCACCAATGTCGTCAGACACATCTCTTTTCTTGCAGATATTGTCAGATAATTCACCAGCTTCTTGCATTAGTTTGCAAAATTGATCTTTATCTGTGGCCCCATCAATTAAATTACGGGCATGGTGCCAGTCAACGACTTTTTCAATTAGATCAATAATATTATAATTTTCCATTAATTTTAGTCCTTTTTTAGTTGATGTGTATTCTACAGGAAATGTTTGTACATATACTTCATCTCCAAAGATTATATCATCAGGTATCTTCATAACCCTAAGTCTCCAAAATCCATTTCATCCAAATCGTTTGTACTAGCACCGATTTTATAAGATGTAATCTCATGTTCCTGAGGAGCTACCTGTACTGCCTCGCTATTAAGCCAAGGTTCGGTCCATCCAGAGATAGGATTCTTCATGCCTGTTTCATATGGTAGCCCAATTGCTTTACGTCGAGAATGGCATAGCCAGTCAATATACTGATGCATAACCGTTTCGTTAAGTCCAATAATAGATCCGTCTTTAAATAGATAGGAAGCCCATTCTTTTTCTTCTCGTGCCGCAGAATCAAACATACCACAAGCAAGTTCTTCACATTCTTTGGCGACTTGAATAAATCCTTCATCTTTTACATTATGTAGAATCTTCAGGATCTCTTGAGTATTATAAAGATGTAGTGCCTCATCTCGTTTAATTAGTTTAATAATATCTGCATTGCCGATCATTTTTTTATTTTCAGCAAAAGCAAATGCACAGATAAAGCTAACATAGAATCTAACAGCTTCTAGAATGTTAATACTAATAAGCGTAAGATATATTTGCTTTTTTAGATCGACATGGCTTTTACTTTTAGTGATTTTATTTAATGCGTCATACTCCTTAATAGCAACGTCTGCTCTTTTAAGAATTTCCTTATCAGTTAGACAGCTATCAAGAATTTTAGACGGATCATTATAGACATTCTTGATAATGTAAGTATAGCTATAGCTATGAATCTGCTCAAAAAATTCCCAAGTTTTCATACATGCTTCAAGTTCTGGATTTGATACATATTCAAGAAGCGTAGGAACTCCACGACAGATGACACTATCCATCATAGTTTGATATTTAAGATTGCTGGTAAAAATGAACCGCTCATTCTCAGACATAATATTATCATCCTTGAAATCATTGCGGTCTTTTTTTAATTCAATTTCTTCCGGTCTCCAAAAAAATTCCATCTGCCTCTTAAACAGATCAAAAAACACAGGATATTTGAATTTGTCATATCTCTGGAGAGATAGATCTTCTCCTAGAAATAAGGGCTGTTTCATATAATCTACATTTTTTTTATTCAAAATAGTCTTCATTTTAACTCCAAATCAATCGAATACATTCAAAAACTAATGCTGCGGAAAGAAGCAGCGATACAATTTTATAAGTTCTAACACGTTTAAATAGATTGTAATTTTCTTGATTAACTGCATTTAATTCAAGATATAGTTCAGAGTTCTCTTTAGAAGATGCTTCAAGAGCTTCAATTATTTTTGCAGGATTTCTTGATAATTCGCCAGCAGGAATATCTTCCTTATTTCTCATGGCTCTATTATTAGCTTCAGATAGAGCAGAAGACGTAAATAAATAATCGTCTCCTGATGTGCTTTTAATATAGTAATAAAACTCTTCCGCATTAATATGTTTATTCTTGTTGGGAACTTTTAAAAACTTAGATAAAAATATTAAACCCATAACATCCTCCAGTAATCAGATATAATTAACAAAAGCAAACCAGCAACGAAGCCTATGAGGAACCATTCTATTAATTCTAATATGACTCTCATATAGAACATGCTCCACCAGCACAATTTGTGTCTTTTTCTGTATCCCCATCAGAATCTGGAGTGTTACAGTAGTATAAATTTTTAATTCCCATTTTATAGCAATAAATTTGATCTTTAATTAGTACACTTAAAGGTATGTTACCTTCTGGGTAATTCATATAGTTATAGTATAGATTAAGACTAATACTCATGTCAACAAATTTTTGTATAACTGCGGCAATATTAATCATGCCTTTATTGTCCGGCATAGACCAAGCATGAGTGTAATAGTTTTTACGATGTGCATAATTTGGAACAATCTGTTTTAGAATGCCGTTCTTTGCTTTTTTATATGATAGTAGACTTCTTACTGGTTCAATTCCATTAGTACTGTTTTGAATAACACTGCTAGACTCGCAAGGCATAATAGCAGAGACAGTAGAATGCCTAAGGCCATATTTCTTAATTCGCTCACGCAAATCCTCCCAGTCCATATTATAAGTAGGTTTTACAAGATTATCAACAGTTTTCTTGTACCAATCAATTGGAAGAAGTCCATGAGCGTACTTTGTTTCATTAAACTTTGGACATGCACCATATTTTTCGGCAAGTTTACAAGATTCATTTAGCAAATGCCATTGAATTTTCTCCATTGTCTCATGAATGAGATAAAGTGCCGCAATATCATAATAGAATACCTTGTGCTTAGCCAAAAATCCAGCAAGATTTGTAATACCAATCCCTAAAGATCTTCTATTTTTAGTGAAGTTTTCACCGGCGGCAACTGGATAATCTTGATAATCAATGATCGAATCAAGAGATCTAATTGCTACCGAACAAGCGAATTGAATGTCTTCATCGCTATTCACCTCTAAAAGATTAATAGCAGATAGCATACAAATGCCAATTTCAGCTTCTGAGTCTTCAATATTACTTATTGGCTTTGTAGGGTGTATAATTTCCTGGCAGTTCGACAGTAGAATCCCATTTGCATAAAAGTTATGAGTATTTTCTACAGTTAGGTCATATACCGGGATTTTCTTCTGTGTTCTTTTGATTTTGAGCATGTCTATCTTTCAATGTATTACTGATTTTTTTACTAAATTCTGGAGTGTATCTTTCTTCTTTTGTTAAAAAGAAGCTTTGTTCTGAATATTCAATCTCTTCTGAATCCAAATGTTGTTTAAAGGCTTTTAAGAAATTTTCGTATCCACCACCAAATCTGAACTTTGTATAACTTTGTGGCAAACCATGATCTTTGCAATATTTCTGCCAATGTGTACGGATAAATTTATTACCGCTTTCTTTAAAGAAAGCCTCGGCATGATCTAGTATTTTCTGATTAGATACTCCTGAAAAATTTGGATTGCTTCTTCCCTGTGTCCTATCTTCTATGGATTTTGCCCATCTTTTATATTTTGAGTCTGGGATAACCCATCCACCAGTCCCTCCTTGTGCTATATTGTAGCCATTATCTATTGTATCAAACTGTTTTATTAGTTCTTTTTCTTTGTTCAATGCCTCCTGTTTATTATCTGAAACAAAAAGTGTTTCAAAAATACAATCAGAGATTCCATATAATCTCAACGCCTTGTAAAAATGTGAATCTCTACCAGCAGCGGCATCCTTAACGTGCTTATGCATTCTTGCTAAAAGACCCTTACTTGTATATCCAATGTATGATTTTTGAGTTGTTTTAAATGTTATTTTGTAAACAATATACATATTTACTCCTATAGAAAAAATGGTTGCCGTATCTCTATAGAAGTTATACACCATACAGCCTAAAATTAGGTAAAGATTTTTAGTTTATCCTCTGGATTTAGCTCACCTGCTTTAACATATCCTCTGTTCTCAGTGAAGATTTTATGATCTTCTGTGCATTCTAAATAGAATCCAGATTCTTCATCATAAATTTCTATTACCTCTGCTTCTTCGGCAATACGACCGGCGTTTAATACCTTCGAGAAGCAGTCTTGATTCTGTTCTTCATCAAAAGATAGTATCTTTATTTCACTACCCATTTCAAACATTTCAACCACTTCCTTAATAGGAATTGTACATAATCTACCATTTACTTCAACGGTTACAGCCGAATCTCCAGAAATACAAAGGTTACTCATATATACAGGAACATCCCATGAGCCATGCGTATTCGCATTGTCAATATTCATGCTATAGATACGTCCCGTTTCCAGACGTTCACGGGCATAAATTTCTGCTAACTTTTTTGCGGGAATTTTCTTTTTAAATGTAATATTGCGTGATCGCTCATACTTTGTATAAAGTTCTTCAAATTTTTCATTATCCCCAAAAGCATCATATAAACCCTTAGCTTCATTTGGACTAAACAGCGTAATATCTTCACCATTTATTAGCCGTTCATAGAACAGTTTATTAAACTGAATAGAATAGTCAAGTTTTCTTACTCTATTATCGTCAGTGCCAGCATTGTTCTTGAGAACAATAATATCTTCAATTTCATAATGCCAGAATGGAATATGAGCCGTGGCACTTCCCCCCCTTATGCCATTTTGTGAAGTAGACTTGACAGTGGACTCAAAAGTTTTCAGATAAGGAATCAAGCCCGTATGAATTACTTCTCCACCACGGATTGGCGAATTGATTGGACGTAGACGGCCAAAGTTAAGGCCAATACCAGCCCTGCGTGCGGTATAGCGTCCAACTGCGTGGACTGAGGCAAAGATACTATCAAGATCGTCGCCAACATCTACAAGGACGCAGGAGGCGAACTGGCGAATCGTAGTGCGGACGCCAGCCATGATAGGAGTTGGCAAGTTTACCTTAAAGGTAGAGTAAGCATCATAGGCGTCTTTGACTTCTTTTACGTTATCAAATAGACACATAGCAATAAGCATATATGCAAATTGTGGTGTCTCATGAATTTCACCAGTTGAACGATTCTTAACAAGATACTTATCTACCATCTGCTGTAGGCCAGAGTAAGTATACAGGTCATCGCGTTTATGGTTGATATAGGACGCAATTTTATTTATATCGTCTACTGACCATTTGTTTAAAATGGCTGGATCATAAACAGCATTATCAATCTTTACTTGAATAAAATGTAGAAAGTCAGGTGGGGTATTAGAATTCCATACCTGTTTTCTTAAATTCATATTAAGCAGTCTTGACGCAACGTACTGATAATTTGGAGATTGCTCTGATATTAAATCATTTGCCGATTTGATCAAGGTTTGATGAATCTCCTGAGTACCAATGCCATCATAAATCGAGAGATTTGCATTCATCTCAATGTCAGAAAATGATACGCCATTAATGCCTTCGGTTGCCCACTCTAATACTTGATGAATTTTTTCAACGTTATAATTCTCGTGTTTACCATTTCTCTTAACTACTTGCATATTCAACTTTCTTCAAAACGGAAAAAAATACCAGCAGTTTTTTATTTCTGCTGGCATATCTATCAACCATATTTATTTTAATATTTGATTATACGAGAAAGGAAGATCTGGAAAATGATCTATTTCTAACACACCTCCATTCTGAGAAAAATGGATGGCATTTATAGACACTGAAAATGTTATAATTTTTTGCAGTGTTACTTTTGGCTTGCGGTCAGAAAAAATTATTTTGATTCCGGACTCTACACTTTTAATT